CCTAAATCGACAATCGCATTACTAGCTGGTGTTAATGCACCATCTGTTAAAATTAATTGATTTTCATTACCTGCATAAAAATGAATTGTGTCAGCAGTTTCAAAATCTATTTTCGTTTGGTCATCTTCTCCAATCTTAACATCTGTTGCTAAAATTGAAGTAATTGTTGTTTGGGCTGCGGATATTGCAAAATCTATATTATCATTTGTTGTATCATAAGTTACACTAATACCACTTTCTGTATTACTAGAAAGCATATTAGTTCCAACTGTATCTCTAATAAATGTTGCTAATGCTGTTCCATCTACAGTTATTGCGTCTGCTTCAAGTGTACCATCTATATCAGCGTCACCAGAAATATCTAAACTAGCACCATCAACTTCACCAGTTACTGTAATTGAATCTACAAAAGCATCTTTCCATCTTACGCCAGTAGCACCTAAATCTACATCACTATCTGATTGTGGACCAAATATATTATCACCAAGATAAACTTGTTCTGTATTGTTTGCATAAAAATGTATTTCATCTGCTGTTTCAAAATCTATTTTGGTTTGATCATCTTCACCAATTTTAATATCTGTTGCAAGTAAAGATGTAATTGTTGTTTGTGCCGCCGCTAATGCAAAATCTATAGTATTATCACCATCTTGATAAGTTACAGTTATACCTGTTTCGGTATTACTACTAACCATTGCTCCTGTTGTATCAGCGATAAATTCTGCTAATGTTGTTCCATCGACAGTGATTGCATCAGCTTCTAGTGTTCCATCAATATCTACATCTCCAGAAAAATCACCAGTTGCTGCATCTAGTTCACCAGTTAAAGTAATATTAGTAGCGCCAGTTATAGCACCATCCATTGCAATAGCTCCATTGATGTCTATTGTTGTAGCTGCTATTTGTACTTCTGTATCTGCAACAATGTCTAATTGTCCATCTGTAGATGAATTAATATATAAAGCAGTATCTCTAAAAGTTAATTTGTTTGTACTATTTAATGTTAAACCTGTGCCATCAGTATGAGTTAAAGTTGTGTCAGAGTCAGCACCAAATTTTAAAACTGCTGAATCTGATCCTAAAATAAGATCATCTGGTAAAGTAACATCAGAACCATTATCTTCAAAAACTGCTTTGCTTGCTGGTAAAGTTACAAATACGTCTTTTGTTCCAGCACTAAAATCAGTTGCTGAATCACTATTAGAGCTTGTAATAACACTTGTTCTTGCTAATGTGTCAGTAGATGCGTCAGTAACTGTTCCTAATCCTACTTCCCATTCATCTGCATCACGATTAACAATAGCATAATATGTTGTGTTACCATCACCAACCCCTGCAACAAACGTTTCAAATCCTGAAACAGCTCCGCTTAGATTAAGGGTACCTGTTCCAGTAGTTGTTGATGTTTCTTTTACTCTATCATTAAGTACTAGAGCCATTTGTTATCCTTTACGCTAATCGTAGTATAGCATTACTTGCGTCTGCTGTTGGAAATTGAATTGTAAATGTTCCACTTGTTGACGTTTTATCGCCTCCAAAATCCAATACACATACCGCTTTATTTGAATTGCTACTATTATAAACTAATGCTCCACGAGCTGTAATTGTTGCTGATGTAAATGATATATCGGCAAAATCACAAATAGCAGTAGTTCCAGAAGTTGTTGGAGTTACCGCTGTAAGTGAACCACCACCAGCTGTGTATGTTCCTGAATCAGAAACTTCATTTGTGCTGGAATAAGCAGTTGTTGAAGCACTTAAAGTAGCTGAACTTGAATACAATGCAATTTTAAACGTATCACCAGTCGTGGCTGTAAAATCATGCCCTTCCTGGAGTATTTCTTGTTTAAAACTAGTTGCGACAGCTTGAGTTATTGCCATGTTTTCCTCCTATGGGTTTTTTGATTGCAAAGGAGTTCTCAAAGCTCCTTGCATATATTCATCTCTTCTATGCCTTCCTTGTTGTTCTATCATCAAGTCTTGAATGGCACGTTGATATGATTGTTCATATAATTGCAGCATTTCAGCTGGTCCCTTCAAGAATTTGAAGGCTTCTGCAAGACATCCATAAAGCAATGCTGACGGAGCATTATCTCCCAACCATGAGGTTGTGTTAGAACTAGATAGTCTTGTTGGTAATCTAGTAATTCCTAATTCTATATTATATGCTGAATCTGGCGTTGGCGCAAGATAAATTGTGTTATCATCCCACCACGCCCAATATTTTGGTGTAGATGTTGAAGCTCTGTTCGGCCAGTATTCATTCATAAAACTTAAATCTCTTTGTTCTAAAAATGTCCTTGTTGCTGTACCAGAAGCAGGATAAATGTGAACTGTTCTAATTGTAGCCAAAGATGTTGGAGATGGATTAGATCCACCTGGTAGTGATAAAAAAGGTGTGCTCGCTGTTAATGACGCGTATTGATGTGATTTAAATGCATCTATATCAATGCTTCTAAAAATTCTATTTTCAGTATGTTCAATAAAATCATCTGTAATAGTTGAAGATAAAACATCAGTGCTTGTTTCAGTATAATTTAAAATTTGTGTTGTTAATTTCGCGTATGTCGTCATGATGTGCTCACTGTTACTGTTCCAATCATTGGAACAACCGTTGGTGGTTTTTTCACTTCTAATTTCATTGTATTGTTATGATCAAAAAATCCAACACCACCGACATTGACTTCAACTGGTTCATTTCTAGCCGGCCTTGCATCTCTTAAACTTTCTGCATCCACAGCATGTTTACTTGGTTCATCTTGAGGGTGTCTTGTTTCAAATTCTGATTTATGAACCATAGAACCATTCCATTCTTTCATCATTTCTTTATAAGGAAATTCTAACCCACTTCTATCAGAAATTGCTTTTGCGTATTTACCTTTAGCGTGTGCCATTAGATAACTCCCCTTTCAGGTATAGCATAAAAACTGGAACGTGGTCTATCTTCTTCTGAAGCACGTTGCCATTCTTCATCATAAATTTGTTTTAACATTGGTGTTCTATCTGGTGCTTTTTTAATTGATACATAATAAGCCATTCCTGCTGTTAAGCATGGAAGAAAACGAGTTGGAATATCCAATTCATCTTCATAATCACCAGCGTCTTGAATTTTTGTTAAACCCCAATATTTAAAAGTATCCGCAGCATCAGGCGTTGGATATAAGTATAAAGTTGGAGTTGATTGTCCTCTTAATAAATAATATTGTGTGGGAGTTGCTTCCGTTGATTTTTTAGAAATGTTTAAATATTCAGCACGACTAATTCTATCGACTTCAATATCTACTGTTGTATCGGAAGCTTTGTAAACAACAGCTTCTAAAATATCTATAAGATCTGAATCAAGCGTATAGCTTGTTGTACTTGCTGTTAATGTTTGTGTACGTAGCTCAACCGTCCATAGGTTAATGCCTCTATTAGCCCATTCGGCTAACAAAAGATTTAAAGACCTTCTTGCTGATTTTAAATCATAACCTGATCGTGAATGTAATCCACATCTTTCAAAAGCTTCTGATATAATTTCATCAACGTCTAGGTTAAATGAATTAGTTCCTGAAGTTGCCATTTAAAGCCTCTCCTGTTAATAAATCTTTTGAAATTCAGCTACAATTGTATACATATTTGCTGCGTCAGCGGTACTTGGAACCACAAGATTAACATCACTTTGGTTACTATTACTAGATTTGTCTGCTGGTATACCACCAAATTCTCTAAAGTCCCAATATCCTGTTCCTGTTAATCCAATTATAGGAATATCTCCATCTGAATCTTCTTCATCTAAACGTGCATATGAGTCTCCTCCATCACCGCCTTGACAAGAAAACCAAATTCTAAGTAAAGCTAAGTGTGCTACAGAAGTTCCATCTTCTCTAGCATCCATTGCTGATACATCACCAAAAACTGTTGTTGCACCTGTTCCATCTGATTGATTGACTATTTTGATTGTGACGCGATTATCGTTTTGTTGTAGGATCGTCGGTCCTGTAACTGTATCTGCCATGTTCCCTCCTTAATCAAGAACTGTGGGGCCGAAGCCCCACTATTTATTTATTTTATTCGTATACGTTTCTGCTCATGCAAACATGATGAACGTTTACTGCTTCTGCAGCACTCGCACCAGCTTCAATTCCAACATATGGAATGAAATCCACATCGTCAGTTAAAGCTGCTGTTTTAGTAGCTGCTGTTGATGGTTGTACTGCTGTAGCAGTTGTACCACCAGTTGACCCTGCTGTATTAGCAACATTATATTGTATACCATTTATAAAAATAGTAGCTTTTCTATCGCTGTCTATTTCTATTTTTAAATGATACGGTGTGTTTGCTGCAACAGTTACTGGTAATGCAGTGATATAATCAGTGCCTCCAATACTATGAACAAAATGCCAAACAGCATAATCAGTAAATGCTTCTGAGTTAGTAGCATCAGTTTGATATTTAAAATATGCTTGATCATCATCAGTTGCAATTAATTGATCATTAGTTAATTTTAATCCTGCCCAAACTTTTTGGTTATCAAGTGCTGGTAGCATAATTGAACATTCCCAATGCACTTCATTTTCAGTTCCCCATTGAACACCACTCCAAGCTGTAATTGCTCCAGTATCTGCTGTTCCATCATTATCTAAATGAGGTGCAATAATTGCTTGATCTTCATCTGCTCCAGCAGTTGTTGCTAGAATTCCACCTGTAGTAGCACCGAATGTAATTAAAGCGGATGTTATGTTAGTTCCAAGTGCTTCAAAGTCATAACTTAAAGTTCTTTGAACTTCAGTTGTAGCTGCTTGGTCTAAGTTAGCATTTAGTCCTGGTCGTCTTGCAAACCATTCTTCTAAGTAATAACGTCTTGCATCTTTTGCAGTATCGCCTACAGTTCTATTATGCTCAACACCTGTTGAAGCAGTAGTACTGTATAATTTATAATTATTTTTGGATCTTACTGGACCCGTAAAACTTGTATTAGCCATAATTTTTTCCTCGGTCATATAGACCTATCGTTACACAGTCTCTATATCGTCTGCCTAGTCAGTCTGTATAACTAGTTAATACTAGGTATAAATGGGGCGGACGAGCCGCCCCATGGTAATCAATTAAGCACCTGGTGATCCGAAGATACCTCTCCAGTCAGACCAGCCGAAGCTGTATCTTTCTCGAGCTTTGTATCTAACGTTACCAGTCTCAAAGTCACCTTCCATTTTAGTGGAAACAGGTGTTCTTTGGAAATGCTTCAAGCCGTTAGGAGCATCGGTTTTGATAAAGAACGCATCAGTATCAGTTAAATAATTATTAACTACATACCCTTGCGGTATCATTCCCATACTCTTATTAGCATTGATATCATTATCAGCAGTAGCTGGTCTCAGTTGCGACTTTAAAAGTCTCTCAGCTGTAAATTGAAGATTTACCGGAATAATCATTTTCATGCCGTTGAGAGCAACTTTCATTCCTCTGTCATCGGTAATTCCAGCAATATCAATTAGAGCTTGCTCTAGAGATGTTTCGTTAAGATCCGCAGCAGTTGATAGCTCATTCTTAACATTTCCGCCAGTAGTTGGATGGGCAGTAGAAAATAATTCTACTCCGTCTCCACCTGTGTAAGAGCTGCTAAATCCGTTGTTTAAAACGTTTGCTGCTTTTACTTGCTTAGCGTTCATCATAGAACGTGCTAGTGCTTTAGTATAACGAGAACTGATTTTGTCGTAAAGGTTGTCCTCTACTGCTTCTTCAGTAATTGAGAAAGCAAGTGCTAGGGTTTCGTGAGTGTATCTCGCAGTGAAACTTTCAGAAGCTTCGTCATAACTGACCATACTTCCTTCTGGTTTTACTTGAGCATTCCCGAAACCTGATAGCATTACTTCTTCTTCGAAAGCACGATCAGAATTTTCAGTATCGAAAATTTCTGCGTGCTGATTGTCGTAACGGTCGTACTCCAAACCAAACAGCGCATTAAGGCCAGGTTCGAGTTCTTTGACCAGTTGTGATCTAGAAATTGCCATTTAAGACTCCTTAACCTAATGTTGCTGCTAGTAAGTAAGAGTGTTCGCCAACGTTTGGTATTACATACGCATTACAGTTAGCTGAACTAGTGTCACTATTTTCTGGATCTTTAGAGATGCCAATTTGCACCCAGTTTCCAGAAGTAGTTACTGAAGTGGTATCTAACTCAGCTGTAGAATTTCCAGTAGCAGTACTACCAGAAAGTCCGACTGCGTCAAAACCTCCAAAGTTCATTGCTGCTGTTCCCGTTCCATCATGTTGAACCTCAAATACAATTTGTGGGTCATCCCATACATAAGCTACTATATCAGAAGCATTTGTGCTTGCTGGATAATATTTAGCAAATGTAGGTTTTGATGTAGTTGGATCAGTATAAAAGCAACCACTAAATACTCCAACAATTAAACCAACTGTTCCAGATGAGTCAGTAGCACGTTCAATGCCACCAGCTGTCACTGCAAGAACTGGTTGACCACGGAAAATGTTTTGTCCGTAGTTAGCTGCAATAGAGTATTCTCTTGTACGAATCGTTCCGCCGGATAAGTGACTTACGGGTCTGAACCCGAAAGCTGCATCTTTATTTGCCATTGGAATAATCCTCCATATTATTATTTTTAATTCGATGGAGAATAACCTAAAAAATTAAGTTTTTCTGTTGCCACCGAAGGTTACACGACTTTGCCTTTCAGGTTTACTGATTGGCATACTGGGATGTTGTTCCTTCAATAGATCGTTTTCTATTGCGTCATTCCTATCTTGCGTTTTTTGCGCAAAATAAGCCATACGTTCTTCCACGATTTCTTCCGGAATCTTGGCCAGTAATAATCCCCCAACCCCAATAACGCCTTGATATTTACCTTCCTGTATCGTTGGATACTGACTGTCGGCATCAGCTCTTACAAGCTCAAAACCTTCTCTTAGTCTAGCAGTTAAGTTTTTAACATCTGCTTGTCCTAAGGTCTCAGCACGTATCCACCTATATTTGTACCCATCGGGTGCAGGTGGCGCGTCTAGAGATGACGGTGGTGCCCATGGTTTCCTTCGAGTCGTTTTGTCTCTAGAAAGGGCAGCGCGTGGAGTCTTCGTTTCATTTATTTTATTCATATGCCTACTCCTTCACGTATTTCGCATATTCTTCAAGTGGCACACCTAATTTTTTAGCTATTGCTACTTGTGACGGTGTGAGTCTCACTGTATTGCGTCCAGATCTTGTTGTTCTTGTAGCAGAAGCAACAGTCTGAACGGGCTTGTTACTTCCTTGAACATCCCCTCCATCGTTAAACTTATGGGGAAACTCATTACGAATGCGTTTGTCAATTTCTTCGTAGTAATCATCACTTGTAGGGTTGAATCCTTCTTCCTCCACAAGTTTTTTGTGAATACCAAACGAAGCATATGTCATCGCTTCATCTTTCCCAAACCATTCGTTCTTCTGTGCCCATTGTTCGGCCTTCGGATCGGGTTTAGGTGGTTGTACTGTATTTTGTACAGGTTGATCACCTATTTGTCCAGTACTTTTTAACGATTCTTCATATTTTTTTCGTTGTTCTTCTGTCGCTTTTATACGTTCTTCTTCAATAGCGAGTTTAGCTAACGCTTGATTTGCTGCAACTTGAGCTTCAACGTCGCCTTTTGCTACAGCATCTTTTAACTGTATTTTTGCAGACTCTAATTGTGATTTAACACGACCAGTGAATTCATTGACATAACCATCATCTAGTTTATCAAACTTATCTTGAAGATTTTCGTTTTCATTTTTAATTTGTTGAGCAAATTTTATAGCTTCTTCTTTTTGACGTTCTGCTTCACGTATTTTGTATGTTAAACGATCAATACGTTTCTTAACGCCTTCACTATATTCTTCGCGTTCATCTTTTTTATCTTCTGTCTCTTCTACTTTCTCCGTTGTTTTAGTTTCTTTAGTTTCTTCTTTAACTTCAACAACAGAATTTTTATCCTCTTTTAATTCAACATCTACTGATGCGCCGGATGTATCCAGTTCTATTAAAGGATCTTTTGATTGTGCTTCGGGCATGGGTTCCTCTCCATGTTAATGGGTTACTGGCGATAAAATACTTTCAGGATCATCAGTTGTTCCTAAAATTTCATCGTCATTTAAAATGCGCAATTCCCCGCCTTCAATGTTTAAGCGTGAACCAGCGTAACGGGCAAATATTACCCAATCTTTCTTCTTACACCAAGGACCATTTGGAAAACGTTCCTTATCGTTATAAGCATCAGGTCCAACTTCCAAAACAAGACCAACGTTTGTTGCAATTTGTGTTTCTTCAACCGTTTTGTCGGAAAGCAAAACACCACCTTTTGTTTTTCCTTTTCCACGATGAGGTAATACTAAAATACGCCAACCTGTTGGTTTAGGTAGTTTTGATGCTTCAGGAATATCTTTTTCTTTTTTCTTTTTATTGTCGTTTATTTCTTTTACACGTCTCTCAGCGACGTGTTTCGGTAAAATTAGATTCATTGTCTAGCTCCTGTTTTTTTAGCAGGTCCGAGAGTTCCTGTTCAATATAATTTAATGTTTCAAGTTGACCTAAATGATTTTGATAATCATTCCAATCTTTAACTTGATTACTAGTTATTATCTCATTGATTTGAGTTTGTCTAGTCCTAATAATTTTAAATATTCTTTCTGCTAATCGTACTTCATCCATTTATTCCTCTTCAGATTTTGGTGTTGCTTGTCTGGTACCTCCCACATAGAGACCAAACCATGCTGCCCCTGCTCCTACAATTACTGACACAAAAGCCGATTGAGCATTTGTTGGATCAGGTAAAGCCATAAACCATTCTGTCGTTCTATAAAAAGCAAACCCATAAAGAGTTATTAATAACCTTGGAAAAATTCTCCACGCTGTTAATCTTTGTGGTGTAATCACTTTCTTTCTTCTTTTTGTCTCAAAGATTCTTTCATAGACATATCTAAAAGTTCTTGTTCTTTTTTCATATGAGTATAAAAATCATTATCATCTTTCGCAACAGGAGTATTTTTTTTCATAGCCCTGTTACGTTTAGTTAAAAACCATCTGTATTGTTTATTAACCATTATTTTTTCTTAATTAATCCCATTGCACCTTTTCCGGCTTTGATGCCGAAGCTAGCTGAGCAGGCGATGTATAAGAGGTGTTTATAATAATCCGGGAGTTGCTGAAGTGCAACAAACCCTCTCTCAACATGCTCTGTCATTCCGGGAAAAAATACTAAAACGGCAGGCCCAAGTAGACAAATTAAAATTAGTTCGTCTTTCCACGACCCTTTCATTTGGTCTACGGCTGATGCCTCCCACGAAATTTTACCGGCTATTTGGTCTTGTTTTAACTTAGTTGCCGCTTGAACTTCCGTAAGTTTTAATTGAGCTTTAGCTTTCTTCGTATCAACGAAGCCTTTAACGGCGTCACCAGCGACGCCGAGTAAAGGTTTTAATAAAAGTCCCAACATGGGCTAAGCTGCTCCCCCACCTGTCATTTTGTAAACGACAAATAGAACAACAACACACACGATGCCGGCCTTGATCCAATCTTTCATTGACCAATCCGACCACTCCTTTAAGTGCGCCCATAAATCTTTAATTAGTTTCATATATCCTCCTAATGTTCGGTTAAATTTATATCAGATTCAAATTCAACCACTTTTTCTTCAGTTTTCAAAACTTTTTCAAGTTTATTAACCGCTTCTTGTATATCGTGCTCACAATTTAAGCAATTACAAGACGAACATTTGCCACCATCCCCATGATGACATTCATGTTCACAATGTATGCAAAGAGACATTAGTGTATTGTCTCTTTTTTTATATCATACACTGAATTTTCTACTCCTTCAGCAAATAAATGTAACATATCCGCTGTTTGATCTGGTCCAAGAATATTTAAATAAATATTTCTTGCTACAATCATTAAACAAGCACTCACAACCATTGGATCAGCTTTATACTTTTCCGCAAAATTAAGAACATCGTCTAAAACCATATTTTGTGAAGGTCTTTTATCAATTTTTTTAATTATTGTCATTGTTTCTTTTTCTAGATTGAGCTAAAGTTGTTTCAGAACGCAATTCTGCAATGTCTTCTTGACTTTGGATCTTTTCTTTGTCCATTTTATCTTTTTGTTGTAGTTTTTCACCTTCAAAATTAAGTTTTTCTGCATCTAAGTCAAGTTTTTTCTCATCCATTTCGTTTCTTTGTGTAATTTCTTGCGCTCGAAGATTTAATTCTTGTTGTTTTAAATCAATTAATGGATCAGAATCTTTTTGACCAAGATATTCTTGTTCTTCTGCTACCAATTCTTGTGTTAATTGCACAATTCTTGCTGCAATTTCCTTTTCATTTTGCATTTGGAATTGCTGCATTAGTTCTGGAGGTATTTGACCACCAAATTGTTGCGCTTGTTCCTGCATAACTTGTGCATTTTTAGCTTCAATTTCTTCTCGTGCAAGTAATGATATGTGTTCTGAAATATGTGATTGCAAAATACCCATTGTTGGTGGATTATTTGCCACTAAAAATGAACTCATAAATGCTTGGTGTGCATCTATGTGAGCCGCATGATCCTGTCCAGGAAAAGCTTGTAGTTTCATCATTTGCAAAGATTTTGAATTTTCCATCCCAGGATCTTCTGGTTGCGGCTGCTGGGGAGGAGGAAGTATCATATCTATATCTCTAACACCTAATGCTTGATACATTCGTCTGAATGCTTCATGCATGTTGTGCATTTGAGGATTTGATACCGCCATTTGTAATTGTGTTTGCGCTAACGTAACTCGCTGCGCCATAGAAAAAATGTTTGGATCAGAAACGGGAAGTATGTCCACACGTTCATCAAAGTCTTGTTGTTTAATAATTCTATTACCGCCACGTACAGCATAAGGGTACTCAGCAGGCATAGTTTCCGATAATACTTGTGCCAATAATTTAAATTCAACTTTTTGTGCGTAATGTAAACGTTTATGTATGGCGTTCATTACTTTCGTGCCACGTTCCATTATGGCCATTGTTGTGCCCACTGGATTTGCTTGTGAACCTTCACCCATTTTGTTATCAGCAATCGCTGCAAAACGTGTTCCCGCTTCAACAACAAAACCTAAAAGTGCAAACAATGTTTGACTAGGCTCTTTGTAAGGTATCAACATCAAGGATTCGCGGATCGCGCCTCCCGGTGCATCTACATCCCTGAACTCTCCCGGTTGGAGGGGTTGATCGTCGTCGCGAACTCGCAGCCCTCTCGCTTTAAATCCGGCAGGGAGATTGGACAACGTACCAGCGTCGATAAGTTGACGGAGGGCTGATGTAGCTGTTCTTGATAAGCCCCCGAGCATGTGGATAAGACCAAAGCCATAAAAACCCAAACCAGGCAAAAACTTGTAGTGTACAAAATATTGTATTTTTTTACGAAGAGGGTCTTGTTCTTTGTAGTTACGATAAATGGATAAAACTTTTCCAGATCCTTCATCGATAGTAACGACATACGGAAGTTTAATACCAGTTGTTTCACCTGTTTGCGAATCTTTATCTTCGAAACCTGGTATGTCCAAATCGCAATGAAATTCCAATAAAACAATTTCTTCTGAATTAGCTGTTTCTTCCGCTCCTGATAGTTCATCGTATTTATTCCTCGCATCGTTTTTGTCAATTGGTTGCATTGATATATCAATATCACGGTACATACCACCGACTTGTTTTTTACGTAAATCATTACCCATTATTTTTACAACATGAGTTATACGTTCACATGATTCCATGTCAGTTGAAACATAAGGAATAACTACGTCTTCTGCAGGAACAAACTTAGAAACAGCTCTTCCTCTAACACCATCATAATATACTTTACGGAAAGAACTTCCGGAAAGAGGTAAATGAAATAACATTTGATCAAGTTCTTGGTCATATTCTTCCATGACGTAAGATATTTGATAATTCATAAATTCTTTAACACGTTGAGATTGTTCTTCCACTTCCGGCGTAATCTCTCCAACAATTTGTGTTCTTACCGGTCCTTCTGGTGGAAGTAATTCTTTATATGCTTGTGCTTGAAATTGTGTTACTGTTTCTGCTAGTAATGGATGTGTAACTCCGGTTGCACCGGCAAATGGTTTTGTTCTATCTTCATATTTAAATCCAAGTAAATCTAAACCATCTGTGTATGATTTTAACCATTCACTACGAGCATCTTTATCGTATTGATAATCACCAACAAGTCCACCCGCTAATGATTCTAATTCATCTTCAGGAATAAGTTCTGCCAAGTTTGCGTTAAACGCACCCTGTTCAGATGTATCTTCCGCTGGGTTAACAATTGCTGAACCATCGTCCAACATAATAGTATTTTCATTACCACCTGGAACAGATATTTCTGTTTCTGAATTTGGTTCAATATTTAAATCAATTAATTCGTTTTCTTTTTCAATAGCCATTGTTATCTAGGGTCTCCTATCAATTCAATATATTTCATGATTAATTCATCATCATTATCAGGCACAGGTTCACCAAGATTTAATAATCCAGAAATCATTTTCATTCGAAGCACAGCACTCATAAGATCTTCTTCTTCACCCATTTCAGCTGCTTGCGCAGAACCTGAAAATAATGATCCAAGTCCTTTTCGTGGTTGTTTTATTGTTGGAAGTTGACTTGCAAAAACTCTATCCGGTCCATAGTGAACATCGCCTTCTAGAACATCTAGATAACTTGGTCGTGTTAAATCAAATATATTTTTAACAGCCATTATTTTACTCTTTCAAATCCCACATCTCTTCTTAACATAGGATCAGATCTCAAACCTAAAAAAACATCTAATTTTTCTTTAAGAGATGATAATCCTTTAGGTACAATATATCCTGTTTCTTTTCTCATGGTTTCTTCGAAAGAAGGAGTAATCGCTGATAACTGATCTATAATTAAATTAATATTTTCATCAGATGTATTTCCTTGTTCACGAGCTATTTGCAACGCAATATTAATAATATTATCGTCTGTTATAGTTCCATAGGTGCTGTCTCTTTCCATTTCTGGATCACCTGTTGCCATGTCTTGTCTTCTTTCCATTTCCGTGTCCATCATTTCTCGTTCTAGTCTTTCCATACGATCTTCAAAACCACCATTAGCATAGCCAAGTGGTCTTGTCATATAATCTATGTTCATCATTCCTCCTTGGTTTTTTTGTTCTATACTTTGCATAAGTTCTTCATATTCCGGTGTTCCTTCTTCTGGTAATTCACCACTGCCCATTTCTGATGTAATAAGTAAATCTATTCCAGGCACTCTTGCGAAAACACCTTTGGCAACCATTGTAGAAATAGCTGCTAACATTTTACCTGCTTTTGCCACGTTACCAGATTTAAATAATTTATCCACTTGTGATAAGGCATAATCTAAATTAAGTTGCTGTGCTTTATTTAAAGTGTTTCTACCTGTTTCGCGTATTTGTGTATAAATTTTAGATTGTATTTTAGGTTTTCTAACACCAACAGCTGATTCTGGTGTCATAAAAACATAATCATACATTTCATTTAATGCTGTATTAATCATTCTTCTACTAGCCCCTTTACCAAAATCTGGTAAAGCACTTCTTACATCTTTTGCATAATTTGATAAAAATCCAGAACTTCGAATTGTATTAATTTGCTTATCAGTTAATCCTTTAAAAGCTGTCTCTCTAAATTTTTTTAATGCATTACTAAAATCTTTTGCATTATCAAAATCTGCAATCTTAGGAATGTTTTTAAATTTTTTAATGGTTGCTCGATTAATTCCTTTTTTTTCAAATGTTTCAAATATTTTATCATAACCCATTTTTCTTGTAACTTTAGATCCTCTTCGTAAATTATCTATTCTTGTTGTGTCTCGTACATAAGATGGATCATCTATTGCTTCATAAACATCAGTGATGTTTGCTACGTCTGTTGATAATTGCGGTATTTTTACTTTACCACCATTTGCATAAAAAGAAGCAATGCCACCTTTATTCATTTCCAATCCAAATTCTTTAAACAAATCAGACCTGACTACTTGCGCCAAATCATCATCACCAGATGAAATTGCGTCTCTTAATAGATCTATTAATTGTGCTACTCTATCATCTCTTGCCATAATATTTCCTACGCCGATAAGGCGGCTTGCGCCGCCACTCGGCTAACCCAGTCAGGGGTGCGTGCGATTGAGGCTGACTGGTAACTGTTTAAACTCATTTAGTAATACTCCATTTGTTCCCTGTTCCGTGGTTCGTCGTAGTAGTCATCGGGGAGTTGTATGAAGTTGCCTTGGCGGTAACGCAGTAATGCTTGCGTGGTTGAATCCACATAGTCATCATGGTCGCCAAAAGGAAAAGCCGCACACTCCTCTATCACCTCTTCTGCCCAACGCTCGTCCGGATACCATACTTGACCGGCCTCGAACATCGGTGCCACGGAATTTACCCGAACGTGTTTATCTTGTCCCCTACTCGGGGTGTAATTCACAACGGGAATTCCAGTTGATCTTAACTCATCTGTTAAAGGAAGTCCAGAGGCTTTTGCTTCCACAATCACTGTTTCCGGCTCCCAATACTTATACTTCTCCATAGCACGCTTTTTTAACTCTGTAAACTCCCATCTTCCTTTTTCTGCGTCCATTAATATAATATGCGGACTTGCTTTGTTAGGCGGTGTAAAAATACCCCACGTGGTGATGGCGCTGTAATCGGCCGTTTCTTTTTTACTAAACGCCGTATCATAACTTTGTATGACGTGTATCAGATCAGGTATTTCTTTTTCTTCCCACTTATTCCACCATTCACGCTTGATGATACTGCCCTCTTCTGCTGTTGGATTTTGCTGCCACTGTGCTTGCCATTTCTGTTCGGTCAGTGAAGCCTTGGTCGCGGTCAACGAATCAATGTCCCAGTACTCCGGCCAAATAGGTTTTTGACTTGGTAATATGGCTGGAAATTCTATAACCTCCCACTGATCTGCTTTAGGCTCTTTTGCTTGCGCGTCAATCAATCTGCCTGTTAAATCTTTCACGGACCAACGTGTCATAACAATGACAATGCTTCCTCCTGGCTGTAGACGTTGTCTTGGACCGGAGGTATACCATTCATAGGCATTATCAAATGCCGTTTCGGATAGTGCATCTTGTTCCGAATGCGGATCATCAATAATCAATAAATCTGCACCACGGCCCGTGATACTTGAACCAACGCCCGCTGCAAAATACTCGCCGCCTTTGTTTGTTTCCCAACGGCCAGCTGCTTTACTGTCCGCGGATATCGCGACTTCATTAAAAACTTGTTGATAGATTGGACTGTCGATAAGATTTTTCATTTTACGGCCGAAACGAACAGCTAGCTCTGTGTTATGAGTAGTTTGAATAATCTTCAATTGAGGATTATTGCCCACGAGCCACGACGGAAATAGGAAGGAAGCAAATTCTGACTTCGTATGCCTTGGAGGCATATTGACAATCAGACGCTTTATTTTTTTATCCTTAATTGCTTCAAATTTTTCTGCAATTTTTCGATGATGGTACCCAGATATGAAATCAGGCCACACATGTCGAACAAAAGGAATAAAATTTTTTTCCGCTTCATTTAATTTTTTTATGTGCTCTAATACTAACTGTTCTTGTAATTCGGCTTCACTATGCATAGCAAATTTTTTATATATTATTTTTATGGGATAATCAAGAAATAGGGGTCCCAATATATTATTTAGGGGTGGTATAGATTTTAGGGCGTGCGTTTCTGTCAAACAGGGCCGGAGCTAGAAAAAAAACTGTAGCTTCTTTATTATTTAGGGGGTTAGGGGGTTAGGGGGGTGGGGTTAATGGGCCAGCTGCAGCTGGCGTCCAGGACATATTGCATGTACCTGGACGCAAGGTTAATTATTCGTCTCTTTTTAATTGTTCCTTAAACGATTTATATTCTTTGGATAAGAATTGGGATCTGGTCATTTCATTTAACCAGTAACGATATCGATCAACTCGTAAACCGATATGCTCTTTCACTTGTTCAAGGGTAATCGAGTAAGTTTCATTGTGATCATCTTTATTATAAAAAGGTTTAATTCCCCTTAATGTATCCTGAAAGATGCAACGATAATAAAACTCCTTATAGTTTTTTTCTGTTAGTTCCCAGATTCCAACACTGAGACAATTAGACCTTAAATAAAAAGTAATGGGACTTAATTCATAAACAGTCTTCCCCTTTTTATCTTTGGACTTAAGATAACAAAGATTCTTATAATCTTTGATTTCTTCAAAATGTGCTACTAATGGCATATTATTCCTTTCTGTTAAAGTATTAAAATACTTTATAATAATAAACGAATGATATCAAATAAAAATAATAGAATAATAATAATAAATAATGGAAATATAATCACTGGGCCGCCTTTATTGTTCAGGTTATAAAAAACCCCGCTACATTGAGCGGGGTTCTTGGATATTGAATAATAATTAGTTATTCGTCATCACCATAAAAATAGTTCTCCTCCTCATAAGCATTCATCTCAGTATCAGGTAGATGATCAAAAGTATTACCCGTCTCAGCGATATGCTCCAAAACTTCCGCATTAGGATAATCTTTTAAAGCCAATTCAACAGAACCATATTTATCCATATATTTTTTTGATTGTTGACCGGCAAGAACGCTGCTTTGAGCATAAACACCCCAACCATAAACAACTACAGCATTTTCGTCACCATATGAGTTGTTGGCAGGTTCAATAGTATAATGTTTTCTAGTCATTTTGTTCCTTTCTATTAATCGTGGTCCGAGTCTATCAGAACTCGGACCACGAAACAAGGTTAATTATTGAACGTTTGATATTTTCTTATCAAAGCCAAAATATCTATCCCTTTCAATACCAAGACCAAAAGAACCTTTTACAGACTCTAACTCTTCCAAAGAAAAATAACCAAATTCTTTTTCATAACCATCAACCAAACCAAAAAAAGTTTTTGTATCGTGGTCATATTCTGTAGCATACCAAGTCCAAGAACCAGTTGGATCAAAAAACTTAGCGACTATTTCAGGGTCTTCAATATTTTCTTGAGAGCCAATTTTTTTAAATCGCTCTTCAATTTCCTTTGTTAATAGTTTCATTTTGTTTTCCTTTCTATTTCTTCATCGCTTGCAATTACATATGCAATACTCATACAATTAGGACAAACTACTTGTGCTTGTCCTTCTGGCAAACCCTCACTTTTTATAAAGTGTGGATTGTCTGGCTCAACCTCCCCATAGTCATATGACAAATAATTACAACTTAAACAATAATTTTGTTCTTCTTCATCAGTTATTATTCTATCAATTTTCATAGTTTTCCTTTCTATTATCCTATATTTATAGGACATATAAAAATATAAATCAACTAAATAAAAAAGGGGTATTCAGATTTGAATACCCCTTATCGAAGGAACTTATAAAAATATAAAGACTATTCATTATCCTTTCTGTTATGATAAGCGTTCCTCCTAGTAAGAATATTAATTAATTGTTGTGGGTTGTCGTTCATCTCATCCCAATCAATCATTAATACTTCATCACTGTCTATTTGATTATCAGAAAATAAATCTGATTGTTTCAAATCTCCATTTTCTAAATTTGGTTTTATTCTTAAATCAGGCATATCTTTTTTCATCCTCCACTTGTTCCTCTAACCATTCATCAGCAATAACTTGAGCTTGTTCCATTGTCTTCGCTGAATAATCAGTAAAGCAATTAACATTTTTACCACTATTAAAAACATTAAACGTTGCTGAACCATTCCATTCTATCTCAACTTGATATTCTGGATATTCAAATAATATTCTACTTTCACTTTTCATTTTTACACCTTTCTTTTAAAATGTCCTATTAATATAGGACATATAAAAATATAAATCAACTAAATAAAAATATACTTAATGCTTGATAATCGGTCGGAGGCACAAGTTCCAAGGAACAAGGACATTTGAACCCTTGTTCCTTGATTTCTCTTCCCTTATCTCCGCTATACAATTTAAGAACCTTTGACCACGTATCTTTAACTATATAATAATTTTTCCCATTTTCTTGAAAGTGCTTGTAATTCCAAGAAATTTGTAATGGAGAGATACTTATTGAATTTTTTTTAATACACTTTAATTCAAGCCAAATTGACACTCCATTCTTAATTCCATATAAATCTGGCACACCGCCGCCACCTCTATTTTCAATTCTAGTCCAATGGGCGTTGATATTTTTCATTATATCACGCCCAAAGATTGTTTCTGGTTTAGTTGTCATTTAATTGATTGACCTCTATCATCTATCAATTCGCATTTTTTCGTATAAATAGTATAATGCCCATTATCTGAATTATCACCTTCGTTTGTATCTTTCCCAAAATACAAACTACTAGATATTTGATAATCACTATATAAAGGTTTATCATAAATTGAGTTTTTATTTTCATCTTTTTCAAAACCAATACATTCCCTATAATGACTACATTGACCTAACCATTGGACAAATTGAACCATAACATTATTACAATCAAATCTAGTAATTGGCGTTGAAACATTACTCTTTGCTGTTTTATCAATTTTCTTTTTATAGTCTTTGAACCAATCAAAAGCTACTTTGGGAAAATTAACACCTCCCCAATGATGAAATAATATTATGCTTTCGTCATTGTCTGTATCTCTAAAAGATATACTTACTCTATCGCCCATTTTAAGCCCACCTTTCTATGCAATATTTCCATTAATTCAGTAAATCTATCTGAATCAAATCCAGCGTCATTTGTTGCCATTTCTTTAGGTTCTACTGTTTCATTCCATTCTTCTAATAAATCTATTAAACAAAAATAAAAATGGTCATCATCATTAAATTCAGAAGAATTAGAAGTATCAATTTTTATATCTAACATTTTATTTTTTCCTTTCTAAAAATGACACTATCCCATTATATTGAGATAGTGTCAAGGAAATAAATTTTAGTCTTCTGGTCTATCTTCAGAAGGTGGCGCAATCGCTGGAAGTGGACGTTGCCAAGTCAAGCCAAGCGGTTTTAATATATCGCCTAACAAATCTTTTAAATCTGAACCAACGTGAGCTTCCATAACGCTATCATTGGCGTTAGTTTTAACCGCCCTTAAATATGATATACGCTTTCCAATAGGAAGTTTTTCAGCTTCTTTTTCAGCCAGTTTTTCAGCCCAAGTTCTGATTTGTTCTTTACATTTTTTAGGAGTAATATCGTTTGACCTTTCATTACGATCAAAATGATAGTCTAAAGATTTTTTATAAGACACTTTTTTTCTTGAAACACGCCTGAAAAAAGTTTTTGCCTTGTTTTGAGCTTTTTCAAGTTCTTGCTCAGCTTTCTCTAAATCAGTTATAATTGTATCAGCGCCAATCTTTTTAGCTAGATTTTTTTCCGCTGATTCGGTCATATCCGCAATAGTAGAAGATAACAACATTTCCTCTTTTTCTATTTCGGGATTTAAAAGTTCATTTATTTTACTTCTAAAATGGTCTCTTTGATATACTTTCATTTCAGCCATAATTTTCCTTTCTTTTTATAATTTATATCCCATTAATATAAGATATATTAATTGTCAAGCACAAAACCAGAATAATCTTTCTTTGCTTTTCCTTTTGCTAAAAGTCCTGCAATAACATTATTTCCGTCAAGAAATCTCAAATCGCTGTCGTCAGCGTTTATAACTTTATATCCTTTGTATTTTTTTGGTAGTGATTTTCTAAACACCGCTGATATATTTCCGCCTTTTTTTAAAATATTAAATGCTTCTTTTTTATTATCTTCATTTAATGAATATGTGATATGATAATTACTTGGCAATTTCCCATTAACATAAGATAAAGCTCTTTTATAGATTTTACTATAATCATAAAAAGTAATATTTTTAAATTCCTTCATTAATCCTGTTTTTTCCCAAGATAGATCAGACGTTCCATTTAATCTTACACAAGGAATTAAATTTCTACTTTCAGCTTTTACTATAAATGATTTAATTTCTTTTCTAATCTGATTTAAAAATGTTTCCCTTTCTTGAATATACCACCTTGTTTTATTTATTCTGCCTTTTTGCACGCTACTAAATGCGCCAAGTCCAGCTGTATATAAACACGCTTTTTTACAACCTTTTGAGGCTTGAGGGCAAACATTAAAACCGCTTTGATTATTAGGCGCAAGATAGAGAATAGCTGTTAAATATCCATATTTTTGACCTTTTACTGTTTTGGCGTTATTATCAATATTTAAAAGTTTTTTTGATTTAATAAATTTTAACTTTCTCATAATTATCCTTTCTATTATTCCCATATAATTAGGATAAAATAAAAATCAAGTTATTTTTTCTATTGACTTATAAATTAATGGGATTATATAAGATAAGTTAAAGAAAGGAATAAAATGACATTTAACTATGAAAAAAACACATTAAAAATTTATGATGATAAAGGTAAGTTGTTTTTTCATCTTAATCTTAATCCTTCTTTTAATGATCTGAGTGCGGCTGCTATGTGGACTGATCTTGAAGAAGATATAAAGTATCTTGGTAATGAGGATTGCCGACAGCTTTGGCGATTTGCTAAATCACTTACCAAGTTAGCTTATAAGTGGAAGATAGTTGTAAGAAGAACACCAACAGAAGAAATGATTGATGATAACACAATCGGAATAGGGGAATTAAAATGACTGAAGAATTATTTTGGAGGCGGGTTTCTAATTTGTGGACAATTTATCATAGCATTACAGATGATTTAGTGTATAAAGCTATGTGGAAAAGAAAGTTAGAAGAATTAATGCAGAAAGGATTTGAAAAATGAACATATTTTTTTTAGATAAAACACCAAGTTTTTCAGCGCAATATTTGTGTGATAAGCATATACCTAAAATGCTACTGGAATCAGCGCAAATGTTATCGACTGCTGTTCAAAATTATACAGATAGAATAGAAGAATTATATAAACCAGCTTATTCAAACCACCCTATGACAAAATGGGTAGGATTTAATCGTGATTGTTTTAGTTGGGCTTTAGGAAATGCATTATGGATTAATAATGAATATGAATATAGATTTAAGAAAAAACATAAGTCATTTAAAATTATACAAAATATTTTAGATAATAATTATATAAATGATATACCAGATGGGTTTTTTAAAGAACCTCCTCAATGTATGCCAAATGAATATAAGGACAATGATTACGTAACTGCCTATCGTAATTATTATAAAGGCGAAAAAACTTTCGCTAAATGGGAAAAGGGCAGATCACAACCAGAATGGTGGTAGAAATGACAAGTTTCAGTATTAGATTAGACATACCAGATACAGATTTAAGAGAAGCGGATATTTCTTATTTAATTGATAAAGCATTAAGACCAATTATCGACACAGACAAATTTGAAAACGTTGAAATCGATGTGGTTGATATAACAGAAGGATTTGAAAGATGAAAACTTTTAAAGAAAAAAGTTATACAATAAAAATTTGGGAACAAACTCCAGAAATGGATTATGAAGATAGAAATTTTGATGAACAATTTGAAGGACGAGGAACTTATGGATATGAGGTATTTAATCCAAAAGGACAAAGTATTTATAAAGATACTTCGGATATGTGGGACGAAGATGCCTGTTATCAAAATGCTTGTCAAGATGTTGACGCGGATCTAGAACAAAAAGGAGAAATAAAATGAGTAATGAATTTGATTGTAGTGTGCATAATTTTTATAATCACACAGTAAAAGAATTAAAAGAAATGAAAAAAGATTTTTTAGAATATACTGTTAGCGAATTTGTAAATCGTTGCGATAGTGCTATAGGTTTTAAAGAATCTACTGCTGATATAGAAAATTGTAAATCATTAAAGGAGTGGTTAGATAAATGGCAAGGGGCAACAGATGATGACCTTGCTTACCAAATGGCTGAAGAACATTTTAACGAGGAATGGAACGAGGGAGAAATAAAATGAAATACGAACAACAAGATAGCAGAGTGTGTATGCACTATGTGGCAGATAGAATAATGAATATTTTATCTGAACCAAAAAAAGAAATGGAAAAGGCGTTAAAGGAATTTCACGAGGAAATGATCTATAACTTGGGAATTAACTCAATGCACAATCACTTTGGAGAAGAAGAATGAAATATGGTTGGAATAAAGAAATGTTTGATCATTTAGTAGGTATAAAAATACATAATTTATTAAAAATGGATGAAGAGTATATTCAACCTTTACACAATAAACTTTTGGACATTATTATTAATACTGGAGATAAACAAAATAAATCTAGTAATGTAAAAGCAGATATGACAGATTGGGATATGCACACTAAATACGAAGATTTTGAAACATTAGGAAAAATAGTTAAGGTATTATTAGTTCAAGACACACTTCCTACAAATAAAAACGAACCT